GATCGCCCGCGGCGACGACCAGCGGAAGTGGAGCGAGATCGAAAAGGGCCGCATGGTGCTGGCGATGCGTGAAGCCGGCCTGACCCTGGCGGCGGCCGCCGCGGAGTTCGGCGTGCACAAGGGCACCGCCAGCCACTGGTGCGGCCTGGCCGCATTGCCGGCCTACTGGCAGCAGGTCGGCGGCGAAGGCGTCGCCTTTGGCGGCAAAGAAGACGGCGGCAAAGAAGGCGGCGGCAAGGAAGATGAACGCTTCTGGCGGATGCCGGCCAGCTGGCTGCGGCCGCTGGAGAAGTACTGCAAAGCGCCGGCGTTGTTGCAGGGGATGTACAGCGCCTGCATCGAAGATCTTTCGGAGGTCTACCTCGATTCCGACTTCATCACGTCGCGGAAGAATTTCGAAGAGCAGCTCGCCCGCCTGGCCGACGACCTGACCCGGCCGCTGGAAGAGGGCGACCGGCCGCTGCAAACCTGGCAGGGCGCCCAGCTGGCGCAATATGGCCGGCTGTTTGAGCTGACCGCAGAGCTGGAAAAACAGCTGCTGATTGTCGAGGTTCCGGTGGGCGACGCAACCCGCCGGCGGGCCCTCAACACAGACCTCTGGGATCAGCTCAACAAGCAACCGCGGCAGCAGTTCCGCAACCGGGAGATCGACGCCAGCGGCCAACCGCTGAAGCAGCTGGGCGGCAAGACGACCGGCAGGGCAACCAGTAAGGCCCTGGCGTCGATGAGCGCCGCGGAGCGTAGCCAGGTGGCGGCCGCGGACAAGGCCCGCCGGGCTAAGCAGGACGATCAGCTGAAGCGGCGTGTCGCGCAGTGGAAAGAGCGGGCGGTGCGGCAGCAGATCGCCGGCCTGATAGAACCGGGCGTGCGGCTGACGCAGGCGCTGCTGCTGTCGCTGCTGCTGGAGGATGCCGGGCGCTGGCGGCGGCTGATCGTCAGCTACGTGACCCGCGGCAAGCAGCAGAGCCAGACCGGCGGAAAGTCGCTGCCGCAGCTGCACGGGTATCTTGAGCCGCTGCTGGATGACCAGCAGGGAGAGTTCGAGCGTGATGTGGTGCGGCTGATGTTCTGGCCGGTCGAGCCAGGCGTCCGCAGCGGCGGTCCGTTGCAGCTGTTCCCGCCCGCGTCGCCGCCGACGGTCAACGATCCGCTGATGCCCATCCGCGGAGAAATAACCGCCTACGCGGCCGGCCAGACCGGCGCCACGGCCGGCGGCGTGTGGGAGCAGTCCCGCACCGGCGACGTCTGCCGTCTGCTGGTCACCGAGCTGCTGGAGATGCACACCACCGCCCAGCTGCAAAAACTCTGCCGGGAGTTGCGGGCGACGTGCACCGCCAAGAAGAAAAGCGACCTGGTGGCGGAGCTGATCGAGCTGCACACCGCGGAGTCGCTACCGCTGCCGAAGTGCCTGAAAGCGAAGGTGAAGCCATGAGCATGGCTAATATCCGCAGAACCCGCGGGGTTCCCGCGAAACGTGGCGGTCGCGTCATTTACACCGGGCGTGGTGAACCGCTGAAGGGCACCATCAGGAGCGCCCGCGGCGGCTACCTGATGATTCTGCTGGATGGTGAGAAGCATGCGGGCGCCTACCATCCGACGTGGGAACTTGAATACTTGAAAGCGAAGTCTTAACTACAGGAGAATTGAGTTGATCGAAATTAACATCAGAAGCAATCGCGGTGAAGGGGCCACAACGGTGGCTGTCGCCGTCGCCAGGCACCTGCGAGGACTCGGGTTTAAAGTGGCCTACAAGGGGCGTAACGTTCGTACAACCGCCGACGTTTGTTCGCAGATCGACAATACTGCCGGTGTTGAAATAACCCGGGTCGCTGAAGTGGAGATTTACGATGTGGGAGCGCAGGCGGCAACCGCACGAATTGCAGAGCAGAGAAAGGTGAATCCATGAAAGCCATCGAGGCCAGGGCGTTGCTTGTTGGTGACTACGTTATGGCCAGCTTCGGCAATCACCAGAAGACTGCCCGGATTTCAGAAATTAACTGGCCGCATTTTCGACTAGTGACCACAGACCATAAAGGCGAATCGCTTGTCCGCCGGCGCAGATATACAAGCCTGCAACGTTGCGAAAAACCACCCAAGCCACGGACTTCGAAGGCGGCCAACACACGGCCCTGGCTAAGGTGGCGCAACACGCGATAGTCACAAAACACGGAGAAGAACAGATGGAAACAATCCCTCGCTTACGGGCCATGGTGAAAGCGTGTAAACAGAACACTTGTGGCTGCCATCACGGTTGCCAGGCTGGTGAAAACATGCAACTAGCGCAGCGGTATGCAAGCGGTCTCGTGTCAGACCTGGGGCGGCTAAAAGCCTATTTCGATCACGTTCCGTGCACCGTCAAAAAGGGGTGGCTAAAGCCGGCAAAGCCGGCAGGTGACTACCGGCTTTGCGTTAACAATGCAGGTGACGGCTGGGCGATGCACTGGTGGAGCGATACTGAAAAAGAAGACTACCTTGAAATTGCTGCGGATGCGGACGGCTGGCCGTTCAACGAAGATATCGCTTACCCGGAAGACTGGGAGCTACTGGGCGTGGAAGTTATTTCTTAACTAAAAGCGAAGGTGCAGACCATGAAACTACCAGGCATGGAAGACATCCGGCCGCCGAAACCGTCGACGCGCTGGCCGGCGGTGGCTGAAGCGATTGCCGGGAGACTGGCGAAGGTTGTAGCAGCTACGGTCGACGAGCAATTGCCGTACGGCGAGATGGCGCGTGACCTGGCGGAACGGATCGCCAGCGGGGCGGCTTGCGATGAGCATCTGCTCAGGTCGATTGAGTTGAACGGTTTCGCACTGACCGACTACGTCGAACCGGAGGTAGACTGGTACGGCTGGTACGGACGCGACTGGAAGCACTTGCTGCAGAAGTTCCAGGAGATCGCCGTGCAGGAGGTCGGCATCGCCACCGGGCTATGGCTGCGGCATCACAGTGACGCCGACGCGGTGATGGAGCTGACCGCGGGCGAACTGTGGCAGCACTTCCCCACCGCCTGGAAAGCCCTGCTGCCATTTAAGGAATGGGCGCCGTACACGCCAGCCCGCGCGCTGCAGGTCGCCGACTGGTACGAAGAGCAGGGCCGCGGAGATGTCGCCCTTTGGCTGCGGGAGCTAGTCCGCAAGGATGTAACGCAGCCGGTCTAGCCGCTGGTTTCCTCTTTGCGCGGCCGGCCGCCGCGGCCCTGGCGGTCATCAGCCTCAGAAATCCAGCGGTCCAGCTCCGCGCGGTGTAGCAGGGTCAGCCCGCAGGCCGTTTCAACGGTGTTGATCTGCCCGCGCCGGATGGCCTGATAGATGGCGCTGCGGGTGACGCCAGCCAGCTCAGCCGCCTTGGCGGGGCGCCAGCAGTCTGCGATTCCAACGGTTTGCATGTTTCTTGTGCGTTTTTGTGTAATGGTTATTGACGCATGACGGTATACCAGTATACTGCATTGCACAAGTTAATCAACCGCACCCCGCACGATCACGGAGCCGCAGCCATGCAGACCACCATCAACTACATTTTCGCCGACGCCGCTGAAGCCTTCCGTAGCACCACGGTCAGCCTCCACCAGCTACGCGACACGGTCGCCGCCCGCTATCCCGGCCTGGCGGAACATCAGATGCGGACCGCCCTGGACGCTCTGGCCAGCTGGGGCTGGCAGGTCGACGGGCGGACCATGACCGCCACCCGCCGTGCTCAAGATCAGCCGGGTTAAGGACCAGACGTGTCCACCGTGAAACGGAAATAAGATAGATCACTTTTTAACCTGGAGACGAAACGATGATCACGACTGGAAAAACCTCCCAATACAAGACGCTGTACCTGGTGCAGCAGGGTCCGCAGGCGGTGCTTACGTGGGCGCCAGGGCCTGGCGATCAGGTGATAGACAAGATGGACGCTCGCTTCACCGGCTCCACCACGATCACGTTCCGGGAGCAGGGCGAGCACCCGGAGGGCGGTGAGTACTGGGCTGAAACGGTATTCGGCGCCGCGTTCGTCAACCGCGACACCACTGGGGAAGATGGCGACTTCTACAAGATCGAGTGCGAGCAGATCGACGGACAGGATGCGATTCGCGAACAGTTACGGGCAGCTCTAGCCGGCGACTGGCGGGCGGCCAAGTGCCGCTACAAGCTGGTCGAGTGGACTGAAGAGATCGACCCGCCCGTAATGGCCGAGTAAACCCACCACTTTGCCGGACAGCCGGGTCATTCCGGCGGCGCCGGGGTGGGCTGGACCTTCTCGATAAACAGGTCGATGCTGTGTCTGGCGCAGACGGCCTGACAGCGGTGTACGTAGCGGGCTTCGGCGCGGGCGTCGGAGATCAGCAGCAGCACGCCGGGCCGCTTGCCGGTGACCAGCGCGTAGTACAGCGCCTGCCCGATCGCCTCGGGCCACTTCCTGCACCAGTCGACTTCAATCGCGTGTGTGGGAGTGAGCAGGTCGACGCGGGTGGCGTCCCACAACCGCACCTCCGTCTCGGCCTGATACTTCGGCGCCAGGCGTTCGCACTCGGCCCGTTCATCCCCGGCGGCCAGGCCAGGGAGCAGCAGCAGGGCGGCAACCAGGGCAACTAATAACGCGGATCGTGTCTGCATGGTGAAATTCCTTTTTCGCGGTGGGAGCATTAAGACTTGGAGGGAACCGGCACAACCGCCGGCCAGACCTGTTTGAGTTTCTCAAGCGTGTCAGCGGCGGCCAGCTCAGCGGCCACACTCTGCGGTGCGTCGCGTAGTTGCTGCCGCTGATCTTCGGCGGCCTTGGCGTCGCGCAGGGCCGCCAGCTTCTTGAGCTGGTTGTCGCTGTACTTGGCCTGCGCGTCGTGCCTGGCGAAATCCTGATCGAGCGGCTCAAAGGCCGCATCCCGCGCCGTGCGGATCCTCGCCAGGTGCAGCGCGCGGGCCTGGGGCAGGTCGATCCACGCACCGCCCTGCTTGCTGTACTGCCAGGCGCCGCGGAAGTCGCGGTCTAGAGCGGCGACTGCTGCTGCGGTTGTCGTCTCTGAGTCCGGTTCGCTGGCCGTAAATTTGCTGCCAGCGGCCAGCAGGTTCCGCGCGGTGTTGCGTTTGATAGCCATGCCAGCGCGGTAGTCCGTGCCGGCGATATCGCTCGTCAGCACCAGCGGCACGCTGCGGTCAAACACCCGCTCCAGCCACGACTCCTGGCTTTCGCCGGGGCGGCGTGATGCAGGCGCCGGCGTGACAACGGCCATGCCGCCATCCGGCAGCCTGTAAACAATCCGTGCTGACATGTTATTGATCTCCAAATGCGGCGGCACAAACCAGGTCACTGTCGGCCAGTGTGCCGGATTGGTTCGACGTGATGACCCGCAGCACGCCTGCGGTGTTGGCTGCATTCGATGCGCAGTCGGTGTAGTTGCGTGTGCCATTATTGGCGGCTGAAGCCAGCAGGCAGTAGTCAGCCGCCGAAAAATCGTCGTCCACGTTGATCTGGTAATTGCCGGTGCCAATGTCCGTGATGCTCGCGACGTTGTAACTTCCGTTAATTGCAATCGTGCCCGTGCCGTTAAAACGCACCCACGCCTTTGCTACGCCCGGATGATGGCGTAGCAGATCGGGCGGTATGTACGTGTCTTCATCGGTTTCCGCCTCGATGGCTGCCTGCGTGGCCTGCGTTGGGCCGCCTGCGCCGAGGGCTGCAATCGCCTGCTTGATCCGCTCCGGCGTCCAGCGGCGAACATCGGTGACCGTGCCGGCTTCAGCTTCCGGCTGGGTGACCACGTCGACCTGGTTGTTATAAGCCGTTTCAATCTCGGCGTCCGACTGGTCAGCGGTGGCGCCGTCTTCAACGTTCAGCAGCGTGCGGGCGTCTGCGGCGGAAAGGACTTCCGGGTCGCCTGTGCCGGCGGTGTCGCGGCCGATCAGGGAGGCGGTAGCCATGGGCGCGAGCTTGGCCAGCGTCACCGCCTCATCGTCGATCTGCGCGGTGTCGATGGTGTCGAGAGGCGCCAGGGCGCCGGCGTCGCTGATGTCGCTCAGCGTATGCCCGTGGCCGGTGTCGGACTTGCCGCCGTCGAGCGTAGTAATCGCACCGGCCAGCGTATCGAGAGCATCATCGACAAAGGCGCCAGCCACGGTGCTATCGTTGTCGACCTGGCTGGCGTCGTAGTCACTGGCCGCGGCGGCGACGGCTCCGGTGCGGCCGAAAACGGTGTCGACCGTGCCGCCGAATTCGGCCAGCGAGTTGTAGGCGGTGGATCCGTCGCCGAACTTCAGCACGCCGGTATCGGTTTCGTAGCACGGTTCGCCTTGGGCCGGTGTGGGGTTGGTGGCCGACCAGTTGGCGGCGGTGTCCCGCCTGACCTGCAATTGTGTGGGCATGATTTACGGCGGTTAGGCGCCGCCTCCGTCAAACGATTGAGCTGATAGGTACACGCTGGCCGCGGCGCCGCCGTCGACGTTGCCGCCGCCACCGCCCAGGGCCGCAACCGCTTCGGCGATCCGCTCGGGCGACCAGCGGCGTTCGCCGGTTTCCGTACCGGCTTCGGCTTCGAGGGTCGAGGCCAGCGCCGGCAGGTCGCTGATCTGCGACTGCGTGATATCGTCTTCAGCGGCCAGGGCGCCGGCGTCGCTGATATCGCTCAGCGTGTGCGTGTGGCTGCTGGCGGCGTAACTGCCCAGGTCGCTGATCTGCGACTCGGTGATTGCGAGCGCCGCCTGATGCTGGGTAACGTTGGACTGCGCAACGCGGGCGTCGGCGATCAGGCCGGTCAGCAGACTGGCGGCCAGCGTGTCGAGCGCCGCCAGGTCGCCGGCGTCGGTAATGTCGGCCAGCACGTGGGTGTGGCTGCCGCTGCTGGCCAGCGCTTCAATGGCCTGCTTCACCCGCTGTGCGGTCCAGCGGCGGACCGTGGTGGCGGTTCCGGCCTCGGCTTCAGCCTGGCCGACCACGGCGACCTGGTTGTTATAAGCCGTTTCGATCTCGGCGTCTGTCTGGTCTGCAGTGGCGCCGCTGGCGACGTTCAGCAGGGCGCGTACCTGGGTCGCGGTGAGCGTCTCCACCGTGCCGAAGCCGGCCGTCGTGCGGCCCATCAGGGAGCCGCTGGCGATCGTGGCCAGCTTCCCCAGGCTGACGGCGTTATTGGTGATCTGCCCCGTGCCGACGGTGTCGAGCGCCGCCAGGACTCCCGAGTCGCTGATGTCGCTGAGGTCGTGCGTGTGGCTGCTGGTAGCGTAGCCGCTGTGTGTATGGTCGGCGGCCGCGATGTTGGCGTCGGCGCGGGACTGGTTGACCCAGGTCAGCGTGCCGGAATCGAACGTCAGCAGGTGCCCGTCAGCGCCGCCGCCCAGCACGCCCAGATGCACGTCGTTGAGCGCCGCCAGCGAGTGCTGCCCGGAAATCACGTAGTACACTTCCCGGTGGCGGATGCAGACCCCCTGCAGGCTGGTGTGGTGCGCCTGCGTGCTGAGGATCTGCATGGGATCGTACAGCGTCACTTCAGAGTTGGGTGTGCCGCTGTAAATGCCGGTAATGTCGGCTGACGCGTAGCTGTCAGGGGCCGCCCGCATCGCCTCATTCAAAACGAACTTGTAGAACACGGACTCGACCGCCTGCTGGTTCAGGATCACCCAGGCCAGCTGCAAGCCCGTCCCGGTCGAAGGCCGCCAGAGGATCCGCGCCGGTCCGCGGTTGACCGGGGTCAGGTAGGTTTCACCGGGAGCGCCCCGCGCGTACTTGTAGTGGCGGTTATCTGCGGTGGTGTTGATACGGGCGGCGGTCAGACCGGAGACCACCACGTGCCCCGTTTTGCCGCTGGCGATCGACTGCGTGACGACCGCCACCGGGTCATCGTAGACGACGTTCTCCAGATCGTTGAACAGCGACAGCGGCAACACCCGCCGGTACTGAAAATCGTAGTCGCTAAGCCCGGTCGGCGGGCCGCTGAAGTGGCAGCAGTCGAACGGCGCCAGGTCGACGCCGGTGAGGTTGAAAGCCCGCTCAGACTGCCGGCTGCTACGGCCCGCCCCTGACTTTTCTCCGCGCTGCTGCAGCGCAAGGCGGGCTCCGCGGACCGCCTGATTGATGTCCGCCGCCTTAATGCTCTGCTGCCCTGGCTTGTATTTCGCCATGATTACACCCCGGTCCCGATGCCCAGGTCCTCAAAGTCTGCATCGTCGTGCACCTCGTGAACGTAAACCGCCACCGGCTTCGGCCGCGTAACGCCGTCGCCGGAATCGTAGTCGTGCTCCCAGACGATATCCAGCAGCGCGTGCGCCGGCTTGGCGACCCCCGCAATATCGCCGTACTGCAAGCCGGTGAGGTCGATATCGAGCAGGAAGCGGAAGTCGACGACCGGGTCCCCGCGGCTGCCGTTTTCGCCGTCGGCGCCCAGGAACAGCAACCGGCCGGCAGCGAAGCCGTAGAAGGTGGCGTCGTTGCGTCTGCCGCGCAGGCTGTCGAGCGTATCGACATAGTCCTCATCGATGGTGGCTTTGGCCAGGCGGTAGTGGATGGTCAGTTCTGTGCCGCCAGCGACCGGGGTCTCGACGCCGTTGACCGTGATGTTGCCGTCGCTGTTGTCGATGCCGATGGCGCCGTTAAGGTCGGCGGCTGATTCCGGATAGCTGGTCGTTTTGCCGGCCTTGGCGAACTTCATCAATTGCGTCTGGTCGCCTGCGCTGAATGAGATCTTCCACTCGCCCAGGTCCGGCGGTTCGCGCTCCTGGTCATCGTCCGGGTTCACGTAGGTAAGGGACCCGTGCCAGATGTCGCCGCCAAGGGAATTCAGATCCAGGTCTTTCTGCTCCAGGCCGCGGAACGTCGCCGGCGCTTCAGCCAGAATGGCGTCGCCGGCTTCCTGGTCGTCGGTGGTCCCGTAGCAGCCGTAGTCCAGCTTGGCGGTGTTTGTGTTGGCGTCGGCGGATCCGCGCCGCTGGCGGCTTTCCGGCGTTTCAAAAACATAAATGGTCATCGGGCTTCCTTTCCCTTCCGTTGCCTGGTTTCCGTTACCTGGCTTCCGTTACCTGGCTTCCGTTACCTGGCTTCCGTTGCGGCGGTTGTCCCAGGACAACCCTTAAAAAACGCCTGCGTGGTTACGTCACCGCGGGGCGGCCCTTGCGTCCGGCCAGCTCCCGCGTATTGCGGGCGGTCTCCTCGCTGGCCTTGAGCAGCCGCTCCTGCGGTCCGGATCCCGACTGAGCCACCGCGGCGGCGAACCCGCTGCTTAGCACCTGCGACCGCAGACCCTGGGGGCCTCCGCCGCTTTCCTTTTTAGCCAGGTCCGCATAGGCGGCGTCGGCGGCCGCTTTGGCGCCGGCGATCAGCTCTTGCAGCCGCAGTTCGCTGGCGGCGATGGATGCGTCCAGCTGGTTGCCGCCGCCGCGGTTGCCGCCGGTCTTTTTGATCGCTTCGGCGGCGGTGGATCGCAGCGACGCCAGCGAGTCTTTTGCGGCGTCGCGGAAGTTGTCCCCCTGGCCGCCGAGGATTTCGCGGGAGATCTGCTTGATTTCATCCAGGGCGCCGCGGCCGAGTGAGCCTTCAAGTTTTTCCAGCGAGCGGGCGAAGTCTGCGGCCACCTTCAGCTGGCTGGCTGCGCCTTTCGTGTCGCCTTGAGCGCTGGCGGCCTGGGCCTCCTGCTTGGCGGTCTCGATCGACTTACGGAGGCTGGCCGCCCTCTTTGCATCGGCCTCGATGCCACGGTTGCCGATGCCGGCTTCCCCAAACAGATTCAAGTCGGTGATCTTGCTGGCGATATAGCCGGTGGCCGTCTCCCACTTTTTAACGATACGGTCGACCCACTGCTCGAAGGTGTTAAACAGACCCTGGGCGAAAACGCCCCACGTACCGTACATTAAATCGATCACGGTGTTCCACGCGCCCGCCAGGTCGCCCGCCAGCACCTGGTTGGCGATGGTGCTGACGGTGTCGCCAAAGGCGCCCTCGAACTGACTGCTGATCCACCGCAGCCCTTTGGCGAAGATGATTTTCAGCGTCTCCATGGCGATGGCCCCGGCGGTGGACAGGTCCCCGACGGATAGCGCGCTGGTGATGCCACGGGCGGCCGGTCCGACGATCCCCAGCAGCGAGGAAAAGCCGCGGGCGACGACGCTGCTGGTGGTTCTGCCGGCCTCGGTGAATTTCAGCAGCGCATAGGTGGCGGCGGCGACCGCAGCGATCACCAGGCCAGCCGGTGAGAGTACAAAGCCGAGCACGGCCCCCAGCACCGAGACCACCGTGGCGGCTCCGCCCAGCACCATCCCCAGAACGGACGCGGCTCCGGATAGCAGCAGCAGAGCGCCGCCGGCAACGCCGACAATGGCGGCGACCTTGGCGATGGTGGCCAGCAGCTGCTTATTATTCTTGATCCAGTTAATGCCTACCGTCAGCAGCGGCTGGGTGACCTTCAACAGGTCAGTGAGCATAGGCGCCAGCGCGCCGCCTATCTGCAGCTGAGCCGCGTTGAGCTGCCCGGTCAGCGCTCCCATCGCGTCGGTATAGGCGGCCGCGCTGTTGGCCGACTTTGTCGACATTGTGATGCCTAGGCGGTCTGCTTCTTCCATTAGGGATACGATTCCCTTTTCGCCGTCGGCCAGCAGCGGCTTGATCTTCTGGAAGCTACCGCCGAACACTTCAAACGCGAGTTGATCGCGTTCCGCGGCGTTCTCAACTCCCTGCAGCGCGCCCGCTAGTTGCAGCATCTGCTGGTCGGGGGTTTCCTTGGACAGCTCCGCCGCGGACAGCTTCAGCCTGTCGAGCGCCTTGGCTGCCGGACCGGCGCCGGTGCTGGCGGCGTTTCCGATGCGGCGGTTAGCGCGGAACATGCCGGAAGCCACATCTTCCATCGTTGTGCCGCTGGCATTGGCGGCGTGTTCAAGCTGCGAAAGCGCCTCGACGCTGACGCCGGTGCGGATGCTCATTTTGTGCATCCGGTCGCCAGCCGCGGCAAACTTGAGCGAGGCCGCCAGCAGCGGACCAAGCACCACCGAAGCGCCGCCCAGCAGTGCACCGCCAATTACGGCGCTGCCCCTGGAGAATTTACGGAGTTGCGACCGGGCTTGATTCAGTCCGCGTTCCATCGCCGGCCGGAGCCCCAATGATAGATACGCGCCGCCGGCTTTGATGTCTTTCGAGGATGCCATGGTGTTACGGTCCGATCATGTTGCGGGTGGACTCGGGAAGCTTGGGGAGCACCGCGCTGAGCGTGGGCCCCATCACCGGGCGGGCGGGGTAATTCGCCTTGATCCGCTTGACCTTCCGGCGTGTCCGGCGGCGGATGACCACCGCGCCGCCCCGCTCGTGGATGTCGGGCGCCGTGCGGTCGGTGCTGCGGCTGCTGAACGCCACCGCACCAACCACCATGGAGCCGCTACTGCTATCCCAGGCGTAGAAAATGGTCCGCAGGTTGGGCTCGCCGGTTGTCCGCGTTTTCGGCGGCGAACCTGCAGCGGAGGGTGATTCGTACTTCTTCAGCTGCCGGGCTCTGGTTTTGGCCTTCTTGGATTTCGGCCGTTTGACGGTCTTCAGCAGCCGCCGGGCGTGGCGGCGGATGTCGCCGCCGGCGTAACCCAGCGCCTTCCGCTTGCCTGCATCGATCGCCCGCTCGACAGCAGGCTTATCGAAGAACATGGAAGTAATTTTCGCGTCGTATCTCACCGCGTCCCTCCGGCTGGTTCGTGCGGCTATTGCCTGCGGCTACGTCGTGCGGAACGCCTCTTTGCACACGTGCAGGTTTTCTTTGGTCAGCCGTGTGTCACCGGCGCCGTGGCTGCCGAGTAGCGGGTGGAAGTACTTGGGCGGCTTGGCGTCGCCGGCCTTACAGTGGCTGTTGTGGATCATGGCGGCCAGGGCGGCCGTGTGATCCCAGGCGGCCATCTGCTGGGCTTTGACGCGGCGGACAAACTCCCGCAGCGTCAGCGGTCCGGGTTCGATGCCGCTGCGGCCGGCGGCGTTGTCGATGAACTCCCAGATGTCGACCCTGCTGGCGGCGGCGTCTGCTTCTGAATCATCTTCTGGATCATCGCGTCCGTCTGTTCTTCCGCCTTCGCGGCCAATGTATCGAGCACTCCGGAGTCGAGCCGGCGCTGCGCTGCCTTGGCCTGCCTGGCCTCCAGCTCCCGCGTCTTCGTCAGCAGGTTCTGCAGCACCTGACGCTTCGCGGGCGGGGAAAAATTTACAAAGGCCTCCAGAAACGCCGCGGTGGCTTCAGCAATGGCGTCGCCCCCCATCGCGGCGCCGAAGTCCTCATCGGTCACGCCGGCCGCGTCGCATTGCGGCTGGCAGGTCACGTAAATCGTGTTCACCAGCAGTTCGGTGTCACCGAGCAGCTGCTCGACGATCTGCTGGCCGTCATACAGCTTGACCTCCAGACGGTTACGGAGCCGCGTCGCGGTGCTATGCGTGAGAGCCAGATCCCATGTGCGGTTCTGGCTGTCGCGGAAGGTGGTCGCCATCGGTTGCCTTTCAGTTGATGTTAACGCCGTTTGAGACTGAAGCCGCAGACCGCGGCTACTTCGCCGGCTTGTTTCCGGCAGGCTTGTTTTCGGCCGGCTTGCTTTCGGCCGGCTTGCTTTCAGTGGCGGCGGCCGCAGCGTCGACCAGCTCGACGAAGTCGCGGGTGCGGATGTTGATGAATTCACGCGGCGGAATGTCATCCGTACTACGGCCGCGGCGGTTGGCGTTGGCGGCGTGCTTGAGCTGCTGCAGGTGTTCCTGGTTCATGGCTAGGCCCTGTGAAACGTGAAGGGGAAATGTTGAAACGCAACTGCGTGAAAGTGAAGCAGAACTGCGCGAAAGTGAAACGCGGGTGTTAGCTGACGGCGTAGTCGAGATCCGGCTCGATCAGGTCGCCGCTGCCGTCGTAGACCATCACCGGCGAGGCTTCGATGGCGATCGACATCCCGTTCTCCATCGCCTGGTCATCGTCAAACTTGAAGACTTCGACATACAGGCGGATGCCGCTGGCGCCGGTCTCGGTGACCAGGTCGTCCAGGATCAGCATGTCCATCGGCGTGCCGAGGAGATAGCTGGCCTGCAGGGCGTCGCGGACGGTGTCGGCGCCGGCCTTGTAGAGATAGCCGGCCGTGAGGCTGACTTCTTTGAACACGCCGCGTTTGTACATGAATTTCGACAGGCGGCTTTTCATATCGGCCGCGCTCTTGCCCTTCGCTACAGCGACGTCCTGCAGCCGCTTCATTTCAACCCACGTCGGGGTGGTGTAGGTGGCTGAGTTGTAATAGGCGTGACATTCCAGGCCGGTGCGTTCGGTTTCTGCGAGGGTCATCCGTGACTCCTGTGGCTAGTGTTGTGGTTGCAGTTGTTTGCGGCGTGCTTATAGTTCGCGCTCGAGGCGGTAGACGAATTCCGGCATGGCCAGAAACTGCGATTGCTCGCCGCCTAGCCAGTCAGATTGAAACAGCGGATCGAGCGAGGTTTCGGGGTTCAGCGCGGCGCCCGCCATGCGGCCCGCAGCGTCGACAAAGTCGGTGATCTCTTCGACCAGCAGTTCCAGTTCGTCGATGCGGTCCAGGTCGGTCACATCGCAGCCGGCCTGCACAATGACAGCGATGGTGTAGTGGTCGTGCCAGATGCCGCGGGCCTGCCGCTTGCTGGTGCGGCCCTTGGGCATCACGGCGACGGTCAGCGATTGCACTTCGGGCAGGTCGGCTAGCTGGATCGCTTTGGCTGCCGGCGTAGCGAACGCCTGACTGAAACTGCCGCCAGCCAGGCTAGTGGCCAGGGAGGCGGCGATCTGCCGGTGGCGTGAGGTGGTCATGCGGTTTCCCCGGTGTGTGTGGTGTGGATCCGCAGCGCGGTGCGGAACTGATCCATAAAGCGGTACGGCTTTTCTCCGGCGCCGTGCACCACCTTGTGGATACGGCCGTTGGCGGTGGTGATAGTGTCGCCCACCTGCGGCAGGCCGGCGGCGGCGACCAGCGCCGCCAGCGCCACCGGGTCAAGCAGGAAGTCGACCGTCTCAAACGTCGCAATCACGTCGCCGGATGACTCCCGGTCGAACTGGCTGCTGCCGAGCGTGACCGTCAGGGTTTCGGTGATTCCGCCCCGCGCAAAGGTCACCGCCTGGCCGGCGGCCGCATTGGTCACGGTGAGCGCGGCCGCGATGGCGTTCTGGACGGGTGTGGTCATGGCGGGTTGTCCTGGGACAACGGTAGTGATGGCGGAACAATGACAGGTTGCTGCTGGCGGTTACTGGTTGTTGCCGGTGTAGGCGGCGATCACCCAGGCGGCCCACCCGGTCAGCGAGCAGACGACGGCCAGCCAGGCCAGCCGGGTGTTATGGGCGGCGCGGTCCAGGAGCCCGGGGCCCGAGCGGCCGGTAAAAAGTGACAGGCGGATTACGGCCACGTCGGCCTGCACCTGCTCAAGTACTCCGCAGACGGTGTCCAGCTTGGCGTCCCAGACGCGGCGGTCTTCGCGGCCCGCGGCGCCCTGCTGGATGGCGTTGGCGACCGCCCTGGGCAGTGCTTCCAGATCGTCTTTACTGATGGCGGTGCAGGCGCCGGCGAGGATCGCCTGTACGCGGCCCGAGTGATTGACGGCGCCGCTTAGCACCACCAGCGGCGCGGTGCAGATTTTCCGCAGCCGCCGTAGCGTTTCCAGGCCGGTGCTGCCCGGCAGGCCAAGATCCAGCACGATTGCGTCGAACGCCGTGCGGAGGCATTCGGCCTGCGCCTGGTGGAGAGAGGCGGCGCAGACGATCTTCAGCTCGTCGCCTGCCGCCTCGCGCAGCACCGCAACCGCCAGTTCGGCGTGGTCGCGGGAGTCTTCGACGATAAGCAGGGCGGGTTTCATGGTTTCAAGCCTGGATCGTGCCGTAGTAATCAAACAGCAGCGAACGGGTGATGTGCGCCGGATCAACAAAATGGTCCGGCAGCCGCGGAACAGGATCGACGCCGCCGCCGGTCCGGCACCAGTCAGCGACCGCATGGCTGCAATGGGCGGCGACGTTGCCGATCGTCGCCTCATCGTCGGTGGAGTTTGCGTACAGCCGCCACACCAGCGGGATCTTCCGCAGCATCAGCCGTAGGACCTGCGCGTAGTTGTAGTTTGTGCGGGCGACAAAGCACCGCGCCCGTGCGACCGCCGCTTCGCCGTCGTATTCCGGCCAGCGGTTGAGGTCGATGCGGAACAGGTCGATCACTTCGCCCTGCGCGACGTAGTCCGCCAGCCGGATGGTGCGGCCGCCGATCATTTCCCGCACTTCCAGCACGTCGGTCCCGTGCGGGCCCGGCGCCAGCATCGCGCTGTGGCTGTGCACGCCGCCGGTGGCCGCTGCAATCAGCCGGCTGATGTAACTGCGGCCGCGGAACTGGGCGACCCAGCCCGGCCGGATCTCCCGCTCAGCGCGGGCCAGCGGAATGTGCACCGGCGCCGCGGCGGTGAACGGCTGCAGGCAGGCGGGCCGGCGGGCCTTGATCTTCTCAATAAAGTCGATTTGCATGGGGTTCGATCCGTAGTTTCCATACGCAGGTAGTGACCAGACGTGTCAGCGTGTTGCAGCGTACAACGCGTTGCAGCAGGCGGTCTAAAACACCAGCTGAGCGGTCAGGCTCTTGGCGCTGGCGTCGGCGTCGACGCTGTTGGTCGCTTTGACCCGGATGTAGCGGTGGACGTCGACCGGCAGCGCTACCCGTTTTTCGGCCGCGCCGGCTCCCGCGCCGCCGGCTCCGGTCTGCGTGATGACCGCACTATGCAGCAGGGCCTCGCTGCCGAAGTCGCTGGCGGTATCGTGGTACACGTCGTAGATCATGGTCGAGGCGTTCGCCAGTTCTCCCACCGCCAGCGCGGGGGCGGACACCAGTAGTTCAGCCCGGGCGGCGAAGTCACCATTGCCGCCGTGGCCGAGATCGATTCCGGCGGAGGCGACGGTCGTGTCGCTGGCGGGCAGCGCCACCGTTTTTTTTAGCGACGGGTCATCGTCTTTAATGGCCAGCGTCATGCCGGCGCCCAGCAGGCCGAAGGCCGACCAGGCGGCGATCAGGGACAGCGGCGCGGCGAAGAAGTTAACCAGCACGAAAGCCAGCGCGAACATGACAAAGCAGGCGGCGAGCATCGTGGTGTTGATGATGGTGGTGCGTTTCATTGCGTCAGCCCTTAATGGGTAAGAATGGTGATTGTGGAAAAACGCCCGCGCGGCGGCCGCGCGGGAATTAATTAACCTGCCGGGTAAAGCGGCCGTGCGGCTTACTGCGGCTTACAGGTCGATGGCTTCCGTCGACACGATCGAGTCCGTGGCGGCGATCGGCACGCCAAACGATTCGGTCGGGAACGGAGCCGGCGCGCCGGTGTTGTTTGTCGCGGTGCGGCTCTGCTGCAGCTGCTTGAGGCTGCGGCGGTTCATCAGCAGCACGTCCGGGCGTGAGCCGACCTGGAACTTGGAGAGCAGATCGCTGATCATGTCGTCGGTCAGCGTCTTGCCGGACTGGGCGGTGATGTTGCGGATACGGCCGACGCTGCGTAACGATCCGACCTGCAGGCCGGGCCGCGCGAGCAGCTCCTGCACGTAGCCGGTCAGCGGATCGTTGTTTTCGTCGTAGATCGTTTCAATCCGTGGGTCGGTGACCGCCAGCTCGCCGCCGTTGCCGTAGACCCATTCGACGTCTTTGGCGCCGAACTTGACCGCCCACACGCTGCTGCCGGTGCCGGACGTGCTGCCCGTGGCGTCAACCAGCATTCCGCTATCGTCGTAGGCGTCGAGCAGGCCGGGGAACGCCTTGGCGTCGCCGCCGTACGCGGCGCGGGTTCCGTAGTAGAAGCAGGCGGCCAGTTTCTGCATCGAGGCCTCGGTGATGCCGAGGGCTTCCATGGCCAGAGCGGCCTCCCAGCCGTCTTCGCTGGCGTCGGCGACCGCCTTATCGGCTTCGATTCTCGGGTTGAGAATGAAGGTTTCGACCAGGCGGTTTTCGTACGTGCTTTTCGTAGCCGCCATGCCTTCATTGGCGTTGCGGAACGCCACCACCGGATTGGCGGTGCGGACAAGCGTCTTGTAGTTGAGGCCGCGGATCGTGCGGGCCTGGCCCAGCATGATTTCGGGGTGGGCGGCGGTGGCTTCTTCAACGAGTCCGGTGACAGCGTCGCTGCCGTTGGCTTTGGCGATGTCGAGCAGGGTTAAGCGGGCCATGGTTGCGAATCCTTTCGCGGTGGCGATGTAAAAAAAGTGAACGTGAGGCGGTCGGGCTGCTGGGCGGTGGTCCGGCTAGTACTTACTGGCCGGTGGTGGACGGTGATTTAAGGCCGGCGGCGAAGCGGGCGACACCGTCGGGCAGGTTGGCGAAACGGGCGGGGACTTGAGGCTGTTCGCCCTCGGCGTTGAAATCGACGCCTTCAGCTTCGCCGGTGGCGGCGGCGGCCTGGTCGATGCGGCTTTGCAGGTCTTCGACCTGGGCGGTCAGCTCGGCGTTGAGTTTGTCTTTAGCGGCCAGCTCTTCGGTGCGGGTGGTTTCAACCGCCGCCGCGTGCAGGCTACTGGCCTCTTCAAAGCTTTTGCCCTCGGCCAGCCACTGGTTACCGCTGGCGGCGCCGAACGCATCGGTAAACTTCTTGTGGCGTGCGGCGAAGTCAGCGGCCGGATCGACGGTTACGACATCGCCTTCGCTGGCGTCGGCGTTGCCGGTCGCGGCCGGGGCCTGAATGGTGAGGTTGTGCCGGGCTAAGAAGCCGGTCACAAAACCCTTAGCGAGATCAGCATCGACCCGCGACGTTTCGGGTTTTCCGCTGAGTCCGCAGATGTAGGACAGCACCTGCTCCATTTCTTCGATGTCGCCGGCCTCGAACATGCCGTTAGGGTTGGCGGCGGGTGTGTCGACAGTGTCGACCGCCAGCAGCTTGCTAAGCCTTGCGTGGCGGAAGTTCTGCGAGTTGTCACTATCCGGGCTGGTGAACGTTTTCCGCTGCACCAGCTGGCCTTTCTCCTGCACGGCGCCCATGGCGGTGTAATGCTGCTCGAAGCGGCTTTCGGCGGCTGCGTCGCGCAGGAATGCAATCGAGTTACCAAACGCGGCCGGATCTTCGGCCGCCAGGCTCATCAGGTAGCTGGCCAGATTTCCGCTGCCGGGCGTTTCGTGCGCAGACTTTGAAAAGTGCAGGTCAGCGCGGAGCGTGTCGCCGTCGAGCGTAGCGTTCTTGAACCTCCCCAGGAACTTACCCATCGCGTCGCCGCTGCCTGGATGCGTGAAGCGGGCTTTTGCGCCGGCCGGCTGGTTGATCGCGTCGCGGGTCTGCTCCAGCATGGTGCGGTCGATCCACAGTTTGTGGCCCAGTGCTTCGCCGCGGGTGATGATAGCGGCGGCGCGGATCATGCCGGCGCTGTGGTCGCCGCCTTCGAGTTCGATATCCGCCTGGCGGTCGCCAGTGGGGAGCGGCCCGCGGAAGTGCGTAGGCTGAGGCTGGCTGAAGTAGGTTGGACGTGTCTGGCTGGTGACTGGCATTAGCTGGATTCCTGTTGAATGGTAAGACCGGGGGCGACGCCGAAGCTAAGGGAGACGCCTTTGGTTTCGGCGTAGTTCTGCGCCTCAGCGATGCGGTCGACGTTTTCATAAAAATTTGTGCCCGTTTCCAGGCAGATACGCTGCGGGTTGTCGAGCGCCGCACCGATTGATTTAAGCGCTCCGTCCGCTTCTTGCGAAGGGTTCCACCAGGGGAGACCCTCGGGCGTCCATGCCCACCGGAGCGCGTCTAGATTCATGCTGCGGGGTAGCCGGAGCCGCCCCTGCAGGATTGCCAGCTGTAACTGCCGCCGCGTCCAGCGGGAGAGCAGCAGGATATTGGCCGCACGTTTTGGCTTGACGCTCTTCAGGTACAGGTTGAGAGCGGCGCGGCTGCCGAAGAAGTTGGTGGCGTCGACCTTGTAGAAATTCCACGGCAGATCAAGCGATAGCAGAGCGATGGCGATCATCATTTCCGAATACGTTTGAAACTGCGTACTAGGCGTGGTGCTTTCGATGATCTGAGCGTCGTCGCCGGGCTCCATGTCGAGCATGAACGATCCGGCGCCCAGGTCGACCGAATAGTCCGGGCGGTCATCGTCGCCGTCGTTGTCGACATTGCCGAGTGCGTCCTCAGCGTTGCGTAGTACTTTCAGACCGAAGATCTGCGAGATCTTTGCTTTCGCCAGTGCGTAGTCGAAGCCTTCGTAGACGTCGCGCAGCCGGTTGAGTGAGGGGGCCATCGGCGAAATGCCGCGGACCTGGTCGGTGCGGTCGAAGTACCCGCGCAGGTGCAGATTGCGGGCAGGCACCCAGCGGTCGAACTTATAGCCGCCGCTGGTGGTGCGGTTGTGGATTGCGTAGCCCAGCGCCCGGCCGCGGCGGTTGATCTGCACGCCGTGCACCACGTTGCTGCGGTTGCGGGTGTGGCTGCTGCTGCGGATGCGGTCGGACTCGACCGATTGCATCGTGCCGTCGGACAGGTCGAGCAGGGCGTGGTCGCCGGATACCGTGGCGCGGGCTTCGGTGATGCGGAGCAGCGCGTCAAGATCGTGGCGGCCGGCGGCGTCGCAGGTGCTGGCGCCGGCCGCTTCGCGGATTAGCCCTTCGACATCCTGGTCGAGCTGGCTTTGCGCGCGCTGCTCGCTCTGCTGCACGGCGGTGGCGTCGGCGGACATGACCGCCTCAGCGTTGTTGCTACTGAACTTGAAGGCGCAGACGAAATCGAGGTGCTTGCGGACCGCCCAGGCGGCGATCTCGAAGTTCCGCTGGATGTCGCTGGCGTTGGCCTGCAGCTTACGGCGTTTCGCCTGGTGCAGCACATCGTCTTCGCTCTTGATCGTCGAAACGATACTGCGGCGCCGCTGCGAATCGTCGGCGGCGTCGTAGTTCAGCTGCGTCACGTCGCCGGTGTGGGCGGCGTGGCAGTCGATCGGTAGATGTAGCAGGTCCTGCGCCTGCGCCAGTTCCGCACTCATCCGAAGGTCCGCGATAGATTGATGCGGGCGAGCGGCGGCCGGCGGCCCTTGTTGGTGTCGTCGGTGGCGCGTAGCTCCCGCAGGCGGCGGCGGATCTGATCCGCGTTCTCGAACGTGGTCGTAACGCCGTCAATCGTGACCGATCTGGCTCCCGAATTCAGAATGCTTTCCAGCGCGGTAATTTCGGTGGAGTGATCGGCCATGATGGTCTCCGGCGTGAAGGTTGTCCGGGGACAACTCGCAAGTCAGCCAGAACTGTAAACGCCAGCAATGCCGGGCGCGAGGCGGATAGTTCGCAACACGAACTATAGGAGGTAAGTTTCGTCCTCGCCGGCTGGTTCTGCTTCGCCTTCACTGATATCCAGACACGCGACTTCTTCTAAACAAAAGCTCCTGCCCCCTATTTCAATCCACTCCACGTGCTCACTAATGCATTCATAGAATCTACGGTAGATCCATTCGCGGCTTTCATTAGATGCGTAGCTGAAGCAGAACTGCCTGCCGCTTTTTAAAGTAACACGGATGCTCAGCGTCCGTTCAGGCGATTCAGGCATTTTTGGCCGCCTCCGGGTTTTCAAACGTCTTGTCGATGCGGGTCTGCCCGCACTTTTTACAGCGGGTGCGGCGCCACTTGACGACCGTAAAGGGCTTGCCCTTGTCGTCGGCGCCGTTGATTTTGTGGGTAACGATACCGTAGTAGTTGTCGCGGCTGGTGCTGCCGCACTTTTCGCAACGTGTGGCTGACGCCATGGCTGTTCTCCGCTGGGGTTAGAGGTACTTAACGCGTGGTTTCTTCGGTTTGGGCTTGTCCCTGGCTGGCGTCTGCAGCGTGCTGCTCAGTTCGCCGCCCTGAATCGAATTGGCGGTGCAGCAGCCGCTGACGCAGTCCAACAGGTGATTGTCGCGGCCTGGCAGTAGCGTCCAGCGGATCCACTCGTCATAAGCGCCGTCTTCGCGGGCTCCGGCTTCGGCGGTAAGGTGATCTGCGATCATGCGATGACGGACCGGCGGAGCGTGATACAGCGCCAGGCTGCCGGGATCGCCCAGCGGGGTCGCCAGCCGCCGCTGCAGAAAGCTCTTTCGCCGGCCGGGGTCGAACAGCACGTGACGGATGCCATTGCCGCTACTGGCCGGCGGAATGTGCCACTCGTCGCCCGCCCGCCCTTTGATTTTGCTGCGGTCCCAGCGGCTGATCGGGCATTTTTTAGCGGTGTACGCCAGGCCGTGCGATGGCAGCACGTGCAGGCCATGCCGGCGGCGTGCAGCGCGGCACACCCGGTACACGACATCTTTGTTCCAGTTGCCATCGGTGAGGCCGAATTCGAGCGGAAATTCGACCCCTTCGACTGACTTCCAGACGCGGGCCGCCAGTTCCTTGAACAGCTGATCGAGGGCCTGCTCGACCTGCCCCTCTTCGGTGGCGGCGGTGATGGCCGGGTGTGTCTGAATCTTCTGCCGGGCGTGGGCTTTGTCGAAGTACCTGGATTTCTGCTGCGGCCAGGTTCCGTAATCGATCACCACGCCGGAGAAACCAGCTTCGAAGGCCGTTACGGCGTAGTAAAGGAGGTCGGCGTGCACATCGACAAAAAACACCAGCCGGTCCGTTGCAACAGGCACTTCGTAGCGGGCTTCGCCAGCAGTCTTCTTGGCGATATCGTCGGCCGGTAGAAGTTCAACCACAGACTCGCCTGTATCGAGTTCCGGGTCGTTCTGCATTTCAGAAAAGAAGCTGCTGCGGTTTTCGATGAACTTCCGCATCGCCAGCTCAATAGCCGAAGTGCAGCTTTCCTTCCGCTCTGCCCACGTTACCACGGCGCCCGCATCCATGGCGGCCTGCTGCCCTTCGTAGAACGCTTTCGAGCGGGGGAATTCGCGGTCGCCAGCGGCTAGTTCTTCGCGGTAAACTTCAGCGTACTTGTCCCACAGTTCCATACGTTGGGGAAAGGTCACTACCATCTGGTTGCGGATGCCGTGCCACTCCGGGTTAATTTCACGGTCCAGTAAGCGGTCGGCCATATCGCCCGGCCGCATTACGGTGACCGCGCAGAACGCGGCCATGGTGTCGTTGGGTCCACTGAGGTAGATAATCCCGGCGGTAAGCGCCTCTTCGCGTTCCTGGCAGGCGACCACGCTGCGGGCGCTCTTAGTGGTCTGCGGGTCGTCGACGAGCGACAGCGAAGGACGGATAATAGCACCGTCGGCGGTGGCGGCGTTGAGTCCTCGCGTGGCTTCCAGCAACCCCGCGCTTTCCATAATAGATCCGCTACATGGGCTGCCTTCGACGGTCGGCAGCACGATGCGGTTTTTGCTCCAGATGTCATCGGCTGCGGGCCAGCACGGCTCGCCACCTACATGCATGGTGCGGCAACGGTTAGCGATGCCGCCCATCTTGCGGATAGGGGCGCAGACTGCCGGGAAATCTTCCAGCAGCAGCGAATTGGTCAGCAGGGCGACTTTGAGGCTGGTGATCCGCTTCGACGAGCTTTTGCCGACGGCGGTCAGCAGCGCCGCGTAACTGTGCTGGCCGGTAAGGATCGCCCACAGTAGGCCGACCTCCAGCCGCGTTGTTTTGCCATCGCCGCGGGGGTCGCCAATAGCCTGGCGGCCGCCGTATTTCACGACGGACTCGATCTGCTCCAGCTCAATCAGATGGTGCGGCGCCCAGGCAAGCGGAAAGCGGTCCGCGAAATACAACTCGCAGAACCGCTGCAGCGAGGATTCGCCATCCTGGCGCCGGGCTGGATCGCGGACCGGCGGAATGACCAGGCCGGCGCCGCTTACCGCCTGGCTGGCCTGCCGTTCGCGTTCGCGCAGCTTCCTCTTTTCGTATCGCTCCGCATCAGTGGGGTCCGGGCTGATTTCAGTCATAGACTACCGGAATAAGAAATGCTAGAAACAGGGCCTACCTGCGGACGGGGCCTGCGGTGATGACTTGTTCACACCGCAGGTTTTTTTATGCCCCGCTACGGGCTAGGCGCCGGCGGCACGATAGATGTAGGCTGCTCGCGTCCGGCGGTTGTCGCGCCGGTGCCTGCCGCCGCTTCTTCCGTGCCTGGTGCAGCGAAGGCGTCGTCCGTGGCGTTGACGTCGTCACCGCGTAGCGTCTGGTATAGGGCCTTCACGCTGGTCGGCCACGGTTGCAGCGGCGGCAGACTGGTGACCGGGATGCCTTCCGTCAGCGGCGCGAGTTCATCTTCCGTGAACACGCGATCTAGTCGCGGCACAGTGTCGATCAGTTCGGTGCTGGTGAAGAACAGGGACGGGTCGTAACCAGAGAGCTGCTCGTCGGTCAGCAGGAATCCGTCGGCATAGGCGATTTCGCGCTCGATGCCAAATAGCTCGATCGCCATTTCGGTATAGACGCGGTGGAAATACTGGCCGATCTGGCCGGCAAAGCCCTGGGAAATTTCGACGGTGCGGCGGTTTTCTGTGTGCTGCATCATTTCTGACAGGCAGGCGAGCATGTAGCCTGCCCAGCGGCGCAGCTGCGAATTGCGGACGCGGAAGTAGGGCACAGGAAAGACGACGAAGATGTCGCCGCCGCTCTGCGCGTGCTGCATCTCGAAGTTGTCTTCGCCCGGCGGTACAGCTCGCCCCCGCAGCAGCTGCCCGGCGCGGACGTACAGCCGGTGGATCCGCTTGATCGTATTGATACTCGGCGGGGTCCGCATCGCCACATCTTCGTGGTGCATGACTGTTGATAGGTTGCGTCCGGTCAGCGCGACTAGGTCGAGAATCGTCGGATTAAGACTGCCAGGATCGTCGCTGCAATTCGGCACACCATAACCTTCGTCACCGAACACGCCCACGTTGTACCAGAGTACTGCGTCTGTCTGCTTGGTCATCTGCTGGATCTCCTTAATTGGCCGTTGCCCGCTAGATGCTGCTCGATCAGGTCATTGAGCATTTCCACACTAGCGGTGCTACCGGGGAACTTCTTTACAAGGTCAGCGGACGCCAGGCTGTAGGCGGCCGCAAAGCTGTCTCGTTCGACGTCAACAAATTCATTGCGGGTGTAAACCGCCTGCGGTGGCGGCGGTGTTGCGACTGTGATCGGATAGGCGCCGCCTGTGTTAAACTCCCGGCCGCCCCGCGTGGGTTCCGGTTCGACCTGCTGCTGCCGTTCGACCTGCTGCTGCCGTTCGGGTGGCTGTGGCCGATCGTGTTGCTGTTCGACCTGTTGCTGCCGTTCGACCTGTTGCTGCCGTTCGACCTGTTG